ACACCGTTGATTAGATTTGCTCTGAATGCGTCGATACTAAACTGTGACATTTGTTAGTTCTCCTTCTTATTTAGAGGCAGATTAGGCTCCAACCTCGCTGAACGACACACCAGTTCTTGTAGCAACAAAGTTCAATTGGATGAAGTTGATGCTACGAGCAGGCTTGATATAGATGTCTGCAACGAAACGATTACCATCGATTACTTCTGCGGTGTTGTTTTTCTCATCACAGACAACCTTGTAATCCACAATTCCACGACGGGCTTGAACATCACGGAGGAATGGTTCAACAAGAGAGCGGAACTGTGCCCGTGTAAAGGAATCATTGAACTCAAAGAGACTATACTTTGCAGCGGTGGCGATTGCTTTTTCAAGCACGATGAACAGTCGGCGCACATTGATGCGGTCGAATGCTGATGGTTTGGCCTGAGCAGTCTTATCACCATACAGAACTGTTCCTTCTCCTGGGAAGGTGACCACAGGATTGATTCCGTTCTTGTAAAGTTCGTCACGGAATGTGAGACTCGGATTGAATGCTAACTTAACAACATTTTTGATGTTGCCACGGTTGAATCCGGCAGGACTAAACCAAGGATCAGTACTTGAATCGCTACGAGCGCAAAGTCCTGCGATGTCTCCATTCAATGGAACATAGCGGTATTTGTCATTGTAGATGTCATACATGTACTTGTATCCACTATCAATGAACATGTAAGAAGATGAACCAATTGTGTCTCGATAGTTTTTTGCAATAGTAAGTTTATCGTTTTCGTTTTTTGTCGGGTCTTTTACAGGAGCCGAAACGAATCCGATGCAATCTTTTCTTGACTCAACGATACTCTTGATGGTAGTGCCAACTCCAACAGGAACAGTAGTTTCAGAAGTGGCGATGTATTCCGGACCACCAATTATCAAATTGATATCCTGCGTATCCGCATCTGTGAAAGCACTGAGTCCAGATCCAACAATGCTAATAATATCTGTTTCGCTGGCATAACGAGCCTCATCAGCACCACCTGTGAGAGGATAATTTGCAGTCTTGAACGATACACTTGATGATAAATTATCGCCGCTATAATTGAATCCAACAAATCCTGTTGTTGCAGCCGCACCATTCGTAATTGCGCCAGCAGTGGCATCAATCGCTGCCATGATATACTTCGAAGAATTATTGATCTTATCTCCGTAGTAGATGGAATTTCCTTGTGAATCCTGTGCATTTTTCGACAAAGAAACAAAGGAATATCTCTCAAGAACCGAACCTGTTGCGCCTGTCCAAAGACCATTGTCATCGTAAACGACAATGTGGAACTCGTCAGCAGTGCCGCCTAGACTCTCTACATATGAACTGGTGGATGGTGCCTTATCGAACTCATTTTTGAACTGCCAAGTGTCGAATGCACCTCCACTGCTTCCACATACTGATACACCAATTGAATTTCCGATTGATCCAGCATAACGAGCAATAAACGCACCATGGGTTACTGCTTTAACAATTCCAACATAGTCTTCATTTCTAACTAATACTGCTGTTTTATCTACGCCAACTGCGTTTTTTGCGACTGAACTAGTTGCTTTAACTGAACGAACAACTCTCAGATTGTTTCCATACTGTAGGAAGTTTGCTGCACTAAACCAAGAGTCAAAATTGATGTCATTTGGAAGTCCAAAATTGGACACTAAACTGTTTTCGCTGTCAACTATGACAACCTTGTCAATTGGTCCCCATGCAAACGGGCCAGCAAAGGCCGCATTGGTTGTTGCAACTGCGGGAACAATCGTAGTCAAGTCTTTTTCTGTAACATTCACGCCTGGAGAAAGTTGGAATGCCATCTGAGTAATCTCCTATTTGATAACTTTAAGTAGTCGGGTGTATTTAGTGTTTCAAAGAATCTCGTCCATATCCACTAATGAACCCTTACTCTTTGATTTGAATTCAGAATCATCTGAGGACTCTCTTGCGAGTTCGATAGAAGATTGACTTGCGTCATCCAAAATATCGGATTCTATGAACCCGAACGGCATGAGATCTTCCTCAAGTTTCTTGATCTTTTCCTCGTAGATCCTTCTTCTCGTATCAACATTGGTCAATTCTTGGAAATATGGCTGTGTGGTCATCCATCCAAGTAGGACAAGGGACGCAACTAAATCGTCGTGATAGCCTGAACTTGCTTCATATGACTGCCCTTTAGAGACAAATGTGCTGAGTTCCGATATGATTTCAAAATCGTTTAGAACCAATTTGTCGCCCTCAATCATATCTTTTAGAGCCATGCAACCCAATTTCTTTGTCTGTGCACTCATCTTGAGACCGGAAAAAGATCTCATTCCACCGTAAGCAACACCAAGTTTCTGTGCCCTTTTCCCTTTCACGACCACTTCAAGAACATTCTCATACTCAAGTTCATCACGAAGCAAATCTGCAACCTGTTGACCAATATCATTAATCTCAACGAGAACATATGCTTCGTTGTATTTGTTTGCCACAGAAAAGATCACATTTGGGTAGACCGCATTTGCTATCTGATTGTTTCTGTACTTTGCAACAACTTTGAATGGAAATTGAGTCACATCAGTAACAACAAATGCATTGTAGTCTTGGCCTATGGACCTACTTGTGTCTACTGTGACTGTATACATGTGATCGTGTTTTGAAGCCTCGTAAATACAAAGACCATCACTTGTTCTGAGTATTGGTTCTGTGAAAGACAAAGCCGCCAGTTTGGATGTCTTGATTAATGTGTCCTGTGAACCAAGGAACTCACACTCGTATTCTGAAGCCCAGTGTCGTTCAGATGTGTTCTTGATTGTCTCTGCTTTGAACTTTTCGTCACGACCAGGAATCTGCCACCAGTGTGCCTCTACTGCTTTGAAGTTTGATCTTCCTTGCTTGGCATTCTGCCACAACTTGTAGTACAGGTTCAGTCCATTCGGAGTGCTGACAATCACGGTCTTTGTTGTCTGTCCTGCTGTAATAGTCGGATAGACCGATGCAAAGAAGTCTTCTGCTATTTCATCAGGAACGAATGCAAATTCGTCCAAGAGAAGGAAGTTGTAGGATGATCCACGAACCGCACTTGACGATGTGGATGAGCACATAACCTTTGACCCATTTTCAAGTGTAATGCTTGTCTTGTTCCACTCAATGACTCCCTGTTGCATCCATTTCGGTAGGTTTTCATAGACTATCTTGACTCTGTCCATGATTTCTGTGGCTGTTTTCAACTTGTTTGCAAGAATCGCCACCTTATAATTCTGATTAAACAGAACCTGATGCACTATCTCACCGATAAGACATGTTGTCTTTCCTGACTGACGAGGAATCTTGCAGATGGTAAACCGATTATTGTGAACCGATCTAACAATGTCTTTCTGAAAGTCATACAGAGTAATGGTCACTAGACCCTGATCCAAAGTCACAATCTTCATGTGGTTTTCCATGAAGTAAACAGGATCTTGGGAGCACTTGATATACTCCTCTAACTGATCCTTGGTGAATTCAATCTTGATGTTTCCGCCTTTGAGCAGCGGATTGCCAAGATAGGTATCATCTGTTTTACGCATTACTTGGACTCTTCAATTGGCTTCACATCAATCATTTGCTTCTGCTGCGCCTTGATCATCTTCTGTAACTCTGCTGTGCTGCCGACGAAGATACTATTGTTGGTCACGCTCGCCGCTTTAGATGGAGCATCTTCTTTCTTGATGTCTTTCATGCGGCGGTGTAAGTCTATCAGTTTGGTATTTGCCTCAAGAGTCTGACCGATTAACTGTGCGACCACTTCATATGCACGGGGCTGCTGACTGTCTTCAGCAAGTTCAAGAATGCCTTGTATAGCACTATTGGACTGCTCGATCACAACTTTGAGGTTTCTACGAACCTCGTTGTAATCATCATCTGCCTCAGATGTTTTATATGTACCACTAACGCTCTGAATAGTAGTTTTGGTTTCAACTTCATTCTTTTCATCTAAATCTGATACCTTCATGTCAAGAGCCTTCGCTATATTAACATCAGAATTTCCCATGTTCAAAACTCCGTTATTGTTGTCTGTGCCCCACTACTTGTGTATCCTGCTGCTCCTTGAGTCAAGCCTGCGTTGTATCCACCCGCCGTGACTCCTGCATATGAAACAGTTTGTATATTTGCATATGTTCCTCCAGTAATTCCGTAGAAGTCGGAATCTAGCATAGCCAAATCAACTTGCGTAATGATCTTCTGTTTTACAACAGGACCGTATAGATACATCTTCGCTATAAACTGAACATTTGCTAGTGTTATCTTTCTATTTGCATAGTCACCATAACTTCCATCATCACCATCTGACAAAGTGGATGACGAAAAAACTATTGGAATGTCAACATCCATGTCCGTTGGATTAACTGCTTTGATGGTGAATGTGTACTCTGGTCCAAATAGTGGAAGAATCTGTTCCATTATCTGCAAAGCGTCATCCATAGACTTAGACATAACGCTTAAAGATATGGTCATGTTGTAAGGGACTCTCTCGTATCTTCTATAGAGAGTGTTGTTGTCGCTTTGGTTGTAGGCAACTGTTTTCTGTATTGTATTCAACTTTCTAGATGAGTCATACTGTAGGTTGGTTATCTCAAATGAGAGTCTCGGGAGGTAACTCTCCAACTTGACCCTTGCTTCAAGATCC